TTTTTTTCGATTTTGGACATTTTTTAGCAAATACTTACGCTTAAAAATATTTCAATTTGTTAGCATATTCAATCACATAATAATATTTTTTACATTTATTTTGTGAGCATAATTTAGCAAATACTTACGCTAATACTTACACTTTTTTCTAAATATTTTGTGAGCATTTATCAACATAATATAATAGTATATGAGAATATTTTTGAGACTGAGTTGGTAAGCGTAAGTATTTGCTAAAAAATGTCCAAAATCAAAAAAAAATTTTCAGAACCGGGATAAAATTTTTTATTTTTTATTTTTTATTTTTTATTTTTTTACATTTTTATATTTTTTAATTTTTTATTTTTATGATTTTATAAATTTAAAATTATTTGTCTAATTAAAGTATAAAATGGAAAAATATGTATTTAAATGTAAAGAATGTCCATATTCGACAACTAATAAACAATCATTTGATCGACATGTGATTGCTGGAAAACATAATGATGAAAAAAAATATATTTGTGAATGTGGTAAAAAATATAAACATCGGCAAAGTTTATATAATCACAAAAGAAAATGTGAATATTATTTCACTTATGGTGAAGAAAATAATGATGAAAATATAAAAATAACTCCTCAAATGTTTTATAATTTAATCGAACAAAATAATGAATTGCATAGAAAAATAATGGAAATTGTTCCTACTGAAAATAACACTTTTATAATTAATAATTCTGGAAATAATACAACATTTAATTTAAATTTTTTTTTAAACGAAAAGTGCAAAGATGCTATAAATATGTCGGATTTTGTAAATTCGTGCAAAATAGAATTGTCTGACTTGGAAGAAACTGGTGATTTAGGTTATGTTGAAGGAATTTCAAGAATTCTTATAAAAAACTTGGAAGAATTAGGTTTGGATTTAAGACCGATGCATTGCTCTGATATAAAACGTGAAGTATTATATGTAAAAGACAATAATGTATGGGTTAAAGAAGCAAATAATCAAGAAAAAATAAAAAATTTAATTATAGAAATTTCCAACAAAAATTTTAAACAAATTTATGAGTGGCAAAAAATAAATCCTGATTTTTCAAATCCTCAATCAAGAGTAAGCGATCGATATCAAAAATTATTATATAATATTTTACCTGGAATAACAAAAGAAGAACAAAGTGAAAATGTAAATAAAATTTTTAAAAATATAATTAAACAAATTTCCATTTGCAGATAATTTTTTTTAAATTATTTGTAAATAATTTATTTACAAATAATTTATTTACAAATAATTTATTATTATGATTTAAAAATATACTATTATAAATTCTATAAATGTGTGGCATTTTTTCAATAATCAATCATAAATCTGAATATTTAAGTGAAGATGTTATTCGCGCATCATTTCAATCTGGTAAATCTAGAGGTCCTGAATATTCTACAATTGAATATTATGAGAAATGGGAATCAATTATTGGTTTTCATCGTTTAGCAATTAATGGTTTAAATTCTATTTCTAATCAACCAATTATTATTGATGATATCGCATTAATTTGTAATGGTGAAATTTATAATTATAAAAAATTATATGAAATGATGGAAATTGTTCCCAACACGCAAAGTGATTGTGAGGTTATTATTCATCTTTATAAAAAATATGGAATTGAACAAACATTAAGAATGCTCGATGGTGTTTTTGCTTTTGTATTATATACTTCTACTGAATATATTGTAGCTCGTGATCCATATGGTGTTCGTCCATTGTATTTTATTGGCGATAATAGACTAGATACATATATCGTAGCATCTGAATTAAAATCATTATCTAAATTAAATGCACAATTATCTAACAGACAAGTCCAACAATTTAAACCAGGTCATTATCTTAAAATTTCAAGGGATGATTTTAACATATCACCTCAAATAAAATATCATAATTTAAGTAGTGTGATTCGTACTGTATCATACGATGAACAAGAATATGAAAGCAAATTAGTTGATATTTATGAAACATTGAAATTAGCAGTGTATAAACGTTGTGAAACTACTGAAAGACCAATTGCATGTTTATTATCCGGCGGTTTAGATAGTAGTTTAATTGCATCGATTGTGAATATGTATATGTGGGAAAATGATTTGCCACCTGTAGAAACATATAGCATTGGACTTGCTAATTCGGAAGATATCAAATATGCTAAGATAGTTGCTGATTTTATTGGTTCTAAACACACTGAAATTATTGTGAGTGAGGAAGAAATGATAAACGCAATTCCAGATGTAATTTATGCAATTGAAAGTTATGATACGACAACAATTCGAGCTAGCATTGGGAATTGGTTAGTTGGAAAATATATAAGCGAACATTCTGAGGCAAAAGTTATTTTTAACGGTGACGGTTCAGACGAATTATGTGGGGGATATTTGTATATGAATAAATGTCCAGATAATATTGAATTTGATAAAGAAACTATGCGATTATTGTCAGAAATATATTTATTTGATGTGCAAAGGTCTGATAGATCAATTTCATCGCATGGTTTAGAACCGAGAACTCCATTTTTGGACAAACATTTTGTAAATACATATTTATCAATTCCAGTGCAACATAGGAGACATAATTCGATTGAAAAATTTATGTTAAGAGAGGCATTTTCGGGAACTCATTTATTGCCCGATGAAATTATTTGGAGAAAAAAGGAAGCGTTTAGTGATGGAGTGTCAAATCATGGAAGATCATTATTTCAAATTATTCAAGAATATATTAAAAAATATTATGAAGCATATGGCGAAGATTTTTCGGAAGATGTTAAATTAATTGATTTGGAAAAGAGATATTATTTGGATGTATTTGAAAGACATTTTCCTAATCAAATGCATATTTTACCACATTATTGGATGCCTAAATATACCAATACAAATGATCCAAGTGCTAGAACATTAGAACATTATAATATTGGTAAAAATTAATCATATTCATATCCTATTTCATTTAAATTTGGAAAAATTTCTTTATCATAATAATCTTCTTGGTTAAAATTTATATTAGAATTTAACATAAAATTTATTTTTAATTCTTGTAAATCACGATACATTTTAAAATTTTTACGCCAATTATGTCTTAAAACTTTTCCAATTGGTGTATTTATTACATCAGGAACAAAAATATTAAAAAAAATATTATTGGCAAATACATAATTACTTATATAATATTGGTCATAAGGCCAATTATTATGGCATATGTTGTTAATTTGCAACTCATTAATTATATTTTCATACATATTTTTTATAAAAGAATTATTTTTAATTATAAATGACCCGCTGTTTATATATGTATTTTTTTTAACATATGGATCTCTCGAAAAACAACCATTTTTGTTTTCGTCATTTATTAAATTATTTATAACAATATTTAATAAATGTACATTTTGTATCCAAGCATCACTATCTAGAAAAATTAAAATATCGCATTCTACATTTTGTAAAAAATCATTTACTACATATATTTTTTTTGTTGCTGGATTCATATTTTTATGTTTGTTATTATCTAATTCTAGAAAGATATATTCATAATTAAAAATCTCGCAAGCCATTTTATTAATTTCTTGTGTTAACAATAAATAATTTAGTGAAGGCCTATTATCTGTTTGTAGGACATAAATTTTTGGCATATTATAATTATTAAACGAATTATTTTTTAATAATTCTATCCGATAGTTGGTAATATATTTTTCATTAGAAAAAACAAATATCAAATATCAAATATATTCTAGACCAGAATATACATTAAGCAATAAAGTTTTTCAAATTTAAATAAAATTACAATCCATGATTGTGTTTTATATAGAACATAGTAGACCTATGTGGAAAATTTCCAGAAATTTCTTCATTTGGAAGTGTCAAAGGAATTAAATTGGTTGTTTTGCAAACGTAAGGAAATCCAATTTGATCTTGTGTTGTATATTTTAATGTTTGTAAGTACCATAAATTTAAAAAATTATTTACATCTTCATCATTATTTAAAAAAGCTACAAAGCATGTAACCCATACACCAAAATGTGGACTGTGATGATTCATATTTTTAAAATATTCTCCACTGTATTGTTGGTCAACATATGATTTGAATTGAAAATCTACATCTTGATATGGTTGTTTTTGTCCATTCCAGAAAGTGCTTGTATATCTTTCAAAATGCGAGGCATCAACTTCTTTAAATAAACATCCATTTCTCATTTCATGATGCCAACCAATTATTTTACATTCATAAATATTATTTAATATATACTCACTTACTCTATCATATATAATTTCTATTGTTCCATCTAACCAAACAATAACATCATATTTTTTTAATATTGGAATACTTTTAAAACTTTGCTTATAATATTTTGCAATATTAAATGTGTGTTTATTATTAGTTAATGAATTTGTATAACTATTATCATCAAATATATTTTTATTAATTAAATGATATGGTGTTGTGTCTATAATCCATCCATTAGAAATTATATTTGGATTATCTGTAAAACAAATAAAATCTGTAGGAATAGTTTGTTGTATAAATCTCTTACACGAAGTTTCATAATTTCCATAAATTGCTGTAATAAAACATATTTTTGCCATTTTATATAAATTAATAATATAAAATATTTAAATACTTTTTATAAATAATTTTTTTTATAAATAATATAAATACTAATTTACTTATATTATTATTATGAACGAAACTAATCCAATTAATGAATTGCAAAATATTGAAACAACAAGCAATAGTTTAGCGGATGCCATTAATTGGTCAAAAAATGGATATGTTATAGTATTAAATGGTGGTCGTTATTGCAATTGTTATTGTAGACCTGAATATTTTTCATCAAATAAAATGATTCAAATTGATTTTTCAGATCGATGGAAGTGTTTAATGGAAGATGACGAATGGCCTTGGTATTTGTTAGACAGTGGGTGCATAAGAATGACGAGAGAAGATTTTTTGAAATTAAACATTTCGGATACAAAAATATTTACCTTATAATTTTATTTACCTTATAATTTTATTTACCTTATAATTTATTTACCTTATAATTTTATTTACCTTATATTTTATTTACCTTATATTTTATTTACCTTATAATTTATTTTTATTTTATAATTAAAGTGTGATATTTTACCATAGAATTAGAAAATAACAAAAAATGTAAATATTATTTTATATTTATTCAAATACTTTTATGTAAATAAATATAAAAATATAATTTATTATAATATAATGGATCCAAACAGCATTTCTTGGAATATAATTCATCGTTATTTTAAAGACAATCCATATAATTTAGTAAGTCATCACTTGGATTCTTATAACGATTTTTTTAGCAAAGGAATTTATCAAATTTTTGTAGAAAATAATCCAATTCGTTTTATTGAACGCATAACTGAAGAAAAAGAAAATTTAGCTGAATGTTTACTTTATATGGGTGGAAAAAACGGCGATAAAATATATTTTGGAAAACCAATTATATATGATGATGCAAATTCAAGCGGTTTAAATGAAAGTAATATTCATTATATGTATCCTAATGATGCTAGACTTAGAAATATGACATATGGATTTACAATACATTACGATGTAGATGTAGATGTTAAATATACAGATAGTGCAGGAGTTTATGTATCTAAAAGCACAACATTAAATAAAGTATATCTGGGAACATTTCCTATTATGCTTCATTCAAATTTATGTATTTTAAAAGGATTGAGTGATGAAGCTAGGTTCAACTTAGGCGAATGTCGCAATGACTATGGAGGATATTTTATAATTAATGGAAAAGAAAAAGTTATATTATGTCAAGAAAAATTTGGAGATAATATGCTTTATGTAAGAAAAAATAAAGAAGATGAATTATACAGCCATTCTTGTGAAGTTCATTCTGTATCAGAAGACAGTTCAAAACCAATTCGTTTTACATCAGTTAAAATTATTGGTACTGGCGCTAGATATACAAATAATCAAATTGTCGTTGATATACCAAATGTAAAAAAACCAATTCCATTATTCATTGTTATGAGAGCATTGGGAATAATATCTGATAAAAGCATTATTGAAACTTGCTTACTTGACTTGGATAAGAATAAAGATATGATCGACACATTCATTCCATCGGTGCATGATGCTAATGAAATTTTCGACCAATCATTAGCATTAAATTTTATGTCAAAATTTACAAAAGCGCAAACATTGTCGTCAATACAAAATATATTAATGAATTTTTTTTTACCTCACATAGGCGAAGATAATTTTATAACTAAAGCATATTATCTTGGGTTTATGGTTTATAAATTATTGCGAGTATTTACAAATAAAGAACCTCCGACTGATAGAGATAATTTTAAATTTAAACGAATAGAAACTTCTGGGTCGCTAATTTATGATTTATTTCGTGAATATTATTTGTTGCAAAAACAACAAATTAAATTATCTATAGATAAATTATGGTATTATGACCCTATTTATAGTACACAATTATTAGAACTTGTGACTAATAATGACAGAGATATTTTTAAAGAAAGAATTGTTGAACAAGGATTTAAAATAGGATTTAAAGGAAATTGGGGAGCTTCAGAACATACGAAACGTGTTGGATTAGTGCAAGATTTAAACCGCTTATCATGGTTTACATTTATATCGCATTTAAGAAAAATTATATTGCCATTAGATCCAACAGCAAAAGTTGTTGCCCCACATTTACTTCACAGTTCTCAATGGGGAATTATTGATCCAGTAGATACACCTGATGGTGGTAACATTGGATTACATAAACATATGGCAATTAGTGCTACTATAACGAATTTTTATTCATCATACGACATTATAAAATGGATTAGATATAATTTAAAATTATTATTGATAACTGAATGTACTCCTAAAATTTTATCGGATTATACAAAAGTATTTGTAAATGGAAATTGGATTGGTGTGTTGGATGATCCAATAAATTCATTGATAAAAATGCGAATATATAGAAGAAATGGTTTAATACCTATTTACACGAGTATATTATTTGATTATAAAATAAATACAATAAATATTTATACGGATGCTGGAAGATTAATTAGACCAATATTTTATAAAAATATATCATATGATTATGACACAAATAAAATTATTTATGATAAATGGTCATATGAAGATATAAATGATGGTATAATCGAACAAATTAGTAATGGAGAATTAAATTGGACATCAATTGTTTCAGGATTTCAAGAAAAATTCGACAAAAATTTTAATCCGAGGAACAATATTTTATATTTTAATGAAAATGATTTATATGCAGATGCTAATATGGAAACATTAATTACTAATAGTGCAATAGTTGATTATATTGATATTTCGGAAGAAGAAGGTGCGTTAATTGCTACAAATTTTGAAAATGTTGGTAATAATAAATATTATACCCATTGCGAAATTGAACCATCTTTAATATTCGGCGTGATGGGAAATAGTATTATTTATCCAGAAAATAACCAATTTCCTCGTAATTGTTTTTCTTGCGGACAAAGTAGACAAGCAGTGTCAGTTTATCATTCTAATTATCAAATGAGATTAGATAAAATGGGAGTAGTTTTAAATTACGGACAAACGCCGTTAGTTAAATCGCGATATTTGGAATATATAAATAAAGAAGAACAACCATATGGAATAAATACTATTGTTGCTATTATGTGCTATACTGGATATAATGTGGAAGATGCTATTTTAATAAATGAAGGTGCTGTTAAACGCGGATTGTTTAGAACAACTTATTATACATCATATGTTGGGTACGAAGAAAGTTCTAAGGTCAGAGGTTCATCAGTAGAAAGTTATTTTACCAATATTGAAGATAAAATTGGAGTTCAAAAAATAAAAGATGGTTATGATTATAGCAGATTAGATGAAAATGGATTAGTTAAAGAAAATACGTTAATTGATGATAAAATTATATTAATTGGTCAAGTTACACAAACATCAGAAAATAAAGGTGTATTAATTGATAATTCAGTTACAACTAAAAAAGGACAAATAGGATTTGTCGATAAATCATTCTTAACTGAGGGAGAAGAAGGATTTAGAATAGCCAAAATAAGAATTCGTGAAGATCGTATGCCTGCAATTGGAGATAAAATGGCTTCACGCGCTGGACAAAAAGGAACTGTTGGGTTAGTTATTCCCGAAGAAGATATGCCATTTACAGCAGACGGAATTCGTCCAGATTTAATTATTAATCCACACGCCTTACCATCACGTATGACAATCGGGCAATTGGTTGAATCATTGCTAGGAAAATTGTGTACAATTAATGGTTCTTACGGTGATTGTACTGCTTTTTCGTCAAAAGGTTCAAATTATGATGTTTATGGAAATTTATTAGTAGAACATGGATATCATAAAAGTGGAAATGAAATACTTTATAGTGGATTTACAGGCGAACAACTATATTCTGAAATATATATTGGTCCAACTTACTATATGCGTTTAAAGCATATGGTTAAAGATAAAATCAATTATCGTGCAACAGGTAAACGTAGTGCATTAACAAGACAAACCAATCAAGGTCGTGCAAATGATGGAGGTTTAAGAATTGGTGAAATGGAACGTGATAGTGTTATGGGTCACGGAATGTCATATTTTTTAAATGAATCATTTATGGTTCGTGGAGATCAATATTTTATGGCAATATGTAATAAAACTGGAACAATTGCAATATATAATGAAGAGAAAAATTTATTTTTAAGTCCATTTGCTGATGGTCCATTAAATTTTAACATAACTAGTAAAACAACATCGGTTATTAATTCAGTGAGTAAATTTGGAAGGTCATTTAGTATTGTTCGTATTCCATATGCTTTGAAATTGTTAATACAAGAATTGCAAGTAATGAATATTCAAATGAGAATAATTACAGAAGATAACATTGACCAATTATTAAATTTATCATATCAGTCGAATAATATAAATAAATTATTAAGTATTACTGAAAATCTGGAAGGAGATGAAATGGTGAATATGGTTAAAGATTATGTTAAATCATCGTTAGGTAAAAATTTGGATAATTTTTATAAAAGTTACGCTAAATCTGTTAAATCAAAAACTAAAAAAATTACATCTGAAAAACAATTGGGAAATAAAAATATTATTGTGCCTCTTTCTGAAAAAGATGCAAAATATGTATTCCCAGAAAAATCTGGTGTGGATTATAATAAATTAGTTACTACAACTGTTGGAAAATATAGCACTAGTAGTAGCATTGGTTCTCAACAATTAGTCGACATTATTAAAGAAAATATTACGAAGGATCCATCAACAATAGTTGTTACTGATGGAACAGCGAATGTTGGATCAGATACAATTAATTTAGCAATGAATTTTAAAACTGTAAATGCTTATGAAATTGATGATGTTAATTATAGTGCATTAGAAAATAATGTAAAAGAATTTAAATTGCCCAATGTAAATTTATACAAAGGCGATGTGACGAAAATGATTGATTATGGACAAGATGTTATATATATTGATGCTCCATGGGGTGGTGTAGATTATAAAGATGCACAAAATATATCATTGTATTTAAGTGGTATTGAAATTGCCGAATTTTATTCGAAATTTTTAAATTATTCGAGTTTATTTATATTTAAAGTTCCATTAAATTATAAAATTAGTAATTTTGAAAATGTTGGAATTTCTTTAAAAACTGTGTTTGATATGAACATTAAAAAACAAGAATTTATGCTTGGAAATAAAGCACGTTATTTATTTTTAATAATAAATGGAAATCCAACAGAAAAAACAGTGGGAAATGTAACTGATATGTCTGTAGGTGGAACATCTGGAATTAAATTTTTAAATCCATATTTGGAAGAATTTTATAATACATTGTCTATTAAAAATCAAACTAAAATAAAAGAATTAAACGACAATGATAAAATAAATGAGGCATTAACATTAATTTTTAATAAAATGCCAAAAAAAATTAGAGAAAATTTGAATTTGCTTATTGAAAATAAATCAGTATTAACAGAAAATTTCGATATGTTGCCGAAGAATTTACAATTGAATGCATTAGGTAGTGCATATGAACAAATGGCAAAATATTTTAAACAAGCATGTAATGGATTGCCAGAAGAATTACCTGTAATAAAACCAGATGATAATCCAGTTCCAGAAGAATTTAAAATAAAAAATGCTGATGAAAAATCAGATGAAAGTGGTGAAAAATCAGATGAAAATGATATAAAAAAAATAAGTTTTAGTTAATAAGTAAAACATTTTATTTTTTATAAAAAATAAAAAAATAAAAAATAAAAAATAAAAAATAAAAAATAAAAAATAAAAAATAAAAAATAAAAAATAAAATAAAAAAATAAAATTGAAAAATAAAATTGAAAAATAAAATATAAATAATATTAGAAACAATTATAATATAAATGAGCAAAAGCAGTTTAATATCGTCGATATACAAATCTCGCGAAGTAATTTTGGACTTGTTAGAAATGCAAAATTATGATGTTAGTAATTATAAAGGGACAGACATTAATGAAATAAATATTTTATATGAAACATCAGAATTAGATATAATAGTTGAAAAAAATGTTCAAGAAGATGGCCAAGAATCTAAAGGAGATGAAAATGCGATTAAACAAAAAATATATGTACATTACTACAATGATGGCAAAATAAATCAAAATAAAATTCAAGCGTTAATAGATGATTTATTTGTTACCGAAGAAGTATTATCTTTGCAAGATTGTTTATTGGTAATTACAGATAATGACCCGAATGAAACTATTAATAATTTTGTGCATCATATTTGGGAAAAAGATGGTATATTTGTCATAGTTCAGTCAATTAAAAGATTGCAATTTAATATTTTAAAGCATGAATTGCAACCCAAATTTAGAATTTTAAGCGATGTAGAAACAGAGTATGTTAAGAGAAAATACAATATAATAAGTGATGATAATTGGCCAGAAATATCGAGATTTGATCCTGTGTGTAAGGCTACATTCATTCGTCCGGGCCAAATATTTGAAATTATGAGACCGAGTAAAACATCTCTTGTGTCGAATTATTATAGAAAATGTATAACAATTTCAACGTAAAATATAAAAAATAAAAAATATTATAATTATATAATGTTGATAAATGAAAATGAAAATGATGCAAAAGAAAAAATAATTAATTTGAAAAAATCTTTTTTATTGGCATTGAATGATTTTAAACAAAATTATATAAATTATAATTTGAACGATAATGTAGATGAATACCAAAATATATTTTTTACAAGTAAAACTCAATTGCAAGAGTTAAATTCTAATTTGTATGATTTAACTGAAAAAATAAAAAATAAAATATTGACAAATCATAAAAAAAATCAAAATGAAATTAAATCATTATCTGAAAGTGAAGAATTATATAATGTGACAATTGATGAATTAAAAAATGCATCTGATAAAAGTAGAGCATCAAATGTATTAAATGACGATTATCAAGATATGTATAATGAGCAATTTTATAAAAATTTTCAATTAATTTTGGGAGTTATAATATTATCATTTGTGACATATAAAATGAAAAATATATAAATTTTTTTATTTTTATTTTTTTTAATTTAAATACTTTTAAAAATATAAAAATAAAAAACTAATTTCATTAAAGGTTATGTCATTAGAAATTCACGAAAATATAAAAAATAAATTAAAATATTTTTATGAGATTGGAAAAATACCAAATATTTTATTTAATGGTGTCAGTGGTTCTGGGAAGAGTTACATTGTGACAGAATTTATAAATTTAATATATGATGATGATAAAGAAAAAATTAAAAATTTTGCAATGTTTGTGAATTGTTCTCACGGAAAAGGAATAAAATTTATTCGCGATGAACTTAAAATGTTTGCTAAATCGCATATAAATTCTAATGGTGGGAATACATTTAAAAGTATTATTTTGTTTAATTGTGATAAATTAACAATTGATGCTCAATCAGCATTGCGTAGATGTATTGAATTATTTAGTCATAATACTAGATTTTTTTTAACAGTTGAAGATAAAAATAAATTATTGAGACCAATTTTATCTAGATTTTGTGAAATATATGTTCCTGAACCGGAAAATATTTTAAATTTATATAAATATAATAATTCGTTGCATTTAAATACGCAAGATTATAAAATACGACGAATAGAATATTTAAAAAGAAATGTCCAGCAAAATATTTTATCCAATGGAGATTATCATTTGTCCAATGGAGATTATCAAATAAGTGAAAATGATTTGTTTGAATTTATTATAAAAATATATGAAAAAGGATATAGTGCATTGGACTTGATTGAAATTATTGAAAATGATTTAATAGAAGTAGATGAAGATAGAAAA